ACTTGCCTGATTAGGCGCTTCAATGTTTGTTGTTTGTGTTGTGCCGCTTACATCTAGTTGGTACAAGGGCGCGGCGGTATTAACACCTACGCGGCCATTTTTAACATCTAAGTAAAGCAGGCTCGTCTCAAAGGCCAGGTTTACGCCATTACGGAGTAAATTATCCTTTAAGAGCGGACCTGATATTCGACCAACAGCCATTATCGCTCCCTTGTACACCGAGTTTCACGGATAACCACCTTACATAGCGGGTTTACCACTGTTGAATATCGTAAAAACTTGGTCAGCTTTTACAGTAATAGTATTTATTATATTTTGATTTTTAGCCCAGTATAAGGGCCCAAATGTCTTGAATGTCGTTAACGTCTTCTACGCTAAGTACCGGACTAGTTCCAATGATGGGAATCCATTTGCGTTGAGATGTTAAATTGCTGCCTGCTGGCAGTATGTTTAATAACGGAGTACTGACGGTGATAGATGTATTTGGTACCACTGCTGTTATTATGGTGCCTGTGGCAAATGCAAATAAATCTGAAGTAGAAGATATAAAATCTCCCACATTAAATCCTACAGTATTAGTGGTAAGAATTATGTTTGGATCGTAGATATTATTGTAGATGTAGGTTTTACCTACTCGCACGCCGGTGCCTATCTCATATGAAGCAGGTACACCAACTGCCGCATAGTTACCACTTATTGCCACTGACCACCCAAATTGATCAGATGGACCAAAGCCGCTGGGATGATTTATTGTGTGTAGTAGAGTACCTGTAGTCACATTAAATATATAGGCCGTGCCTGACTCACTGCCAGCTTGGTCTTCTCTAGTCGCGGAGATTACAGCATAGTTGCCTGATACGGCTACAGACCACCCAAATCGGTCACCTTCACTTGTGCCATAAGCATTAGGATTATTTAATGTATGTACCAAAGCCCCAGTGGTTACATTATAGATATAGGCCTTGCCTGAAGAATAAGCACCTCCTTCAAATTCTCCCCATGCACCAACAACAGCATAATCGCCAGACACGGCCACTGAACTACCAAAGAAATCACCCGGAGACGCATCGGGCCTATTTAATGTGTGCAGTAGCGCACCAGTGGTCACATTATAGATATAGGATTTACCAACGGCATTTGCACCGTCAAAAAATTCACCTTGTGGAGTGCCCACAATGGCATAGTTGCCGGATACAGCTACAGACCAGCCAAAGAAATCCTGATAGCCACTAATAACGGGGTTATTTAATGAATGTACCAATGCACCAGTAGTCACGTTGAAGATATAGGCACTACCTGTACTGTTGTAATTAACGGAATCTTCTCCAATCGCGCCAACTACCGCATAGTTACCACTTATTGCCACGGACCAGCCAAAGAGATCAGCATGGCGTGTGCCATAAAGATTGGGATTAGTTAGCGTGTGTAGTAGAGCACCAGTGGTCACATTAAATATATAGGCAGCGCCTGAAGATAGAGTAAATCCAGAAGCATCTTCACTATATGCTCCAACAATGGCATAATTACCACTTATTGCCACTGACCACCCAAAATTATCACCAGCAGGTGTATTATAGGTATCGGGATTAGTTAATGTGTGTAGTAAAGCACCAGTGGTCACATTATAGATATAGGCCTTGCCCGTATCATTATAGCCAACTTGGTCTTCTCCGTATGCGCCAACAATGGCATAATCTCCAGACACGGCCACTGAGTAGCCAAACTGATCATTCTCGCTAGTACTGTAGGTGTTGGGATTGTTCAAAGTTTGAGATAAAGTCGGTAATACTGTAGGGTCGGCGGTTACTGAGTTTGTTGATAAACTCACAACTTGAGTATTACTCACATTGGCATATACTTCAATGTAATTTACATCGCTATTATAGCGTATAGTGCCAAGTTCAACGGCGGCTGGTCTTTGTAGAGTGGTTCCATTAGGTATAACAACGCCACGTGTTCCTCCAAATCGAGTATATCCGCTACCAGTATTTCCAATTTCTAGAGGAACTATAGCATTATTATGAGTAATTGTATTATTTTTAATGTAAATTTTATTATGTAAATTTATTTTGCCGGTGCCGCTAACTGTTATAGTAAATGTATCAGTTCCTGCACTGATAGAATTATTTGTTATTGTTAAACCACTTTGTGTCCAAGTTCCTGCGGTGGTTGTTGTTGAATACAAATCAGTAACAGTTAAATTTTGAGAATAAGCATTGTTCCATTTTTTTGCACTGCTACCTAATTTGTATGTATTTGTAACATCAGGAATAATATTACTATTAACATCGGCCGCAAATGTAATATTATCAGTATCGTCGTTACCAAGAGTGATGTTACCGTTCCATGTAATATTTCCAGTAGAACGTAAAGATCCATCAATGTCTACCGATGAATTAACAATTGTTTTTCCAGTAGGACTAATGTTTATTTCAGTATTAGTAGTACCAGTTAGTGAATTATTTAAAAATGCAAAGTAGCCGGTTGATCCTAATCCGTTAAAAGTAATTAACTGATCACCTGCGGCCGGGCTAATTGTAATATTGTTATTGGTAAAATTCTGTATCTTATCAGTATCGTTGAAAGTAAGATTACCAATGTCAGCTTGGGTAGTTACTATAAGGTCTGAAAGTGCAGAGTTAGTTCTTGCAAAACGACTATGACCCGGAGCAGTTAGTGTCCTAGTTGGAGTACTAGTACCAAAGCCAACATATTTGTTAACAACATTTAAGTATAGCTTGTCGTTATCAAAAGCAAGATTAACTCCGTTTCGTCGTAAGTCTTCCGACAACAACGGGCCACTAATACGCCCAAGCTCTTTGCCACCATTTAAGTTGCCGCCTGTAAGAGTTAGGGCCATGTTTTACTCCTTACTGGTCAAAGCCATGTAATACGGTAACTGCTTTTCCTGGAGGAATTGGACTGCTAAAAAATAAGTAATAACCGCTTCCAGCCTGAGTTGTTTTAGTTATTGTAATTGCTGTGTTTGCGGCTATTATAGATCCGCTAGTTGGGCTGTCTAGTGTAACTCCAACTAGTGCTCCAGTATTTGGGTTAATAATTAATGGCTCAATCACTGTTCTGCCTGCAATTGCACTACTTCCAGATAATGTTGCTCCGATAATATTTACAGCAGGATATACAGTACTTGCCGCTTCAATTGTTCCGCTAGTTGTTTGCGTACCTGTGGCAGTGTGTGCATACGAGACTGATGAAGCAGTTGATCCAGTGACCGTAAATGAGCCATTATATTCGTAAGGAATTACGCCAGTCACTGTGATAGTTTCGCCAATAGCAAATGGAGGTGCCGTCTGAGTTGGAACTGTTAATGTTACAGTTGTGCCTGTTCCTGATGCTGTCAGTGTAGTTAGTGAAGTATTAAAATATATTGTTGAGCTACCAGCTGAAGCACTTAGACTAGTTTTTCCTACATATACTTCAGCCGGAAAAGTTGGATTTTGTACAACTGTATAGTTTGTAGTGTGTAATTGTAACACGTTTTCAACTAGTACTAATAGATTTGCGCCTGACCAAGTATAGCCATTTTGTGCATTTGCTATTGGAGCAGGATTTAGCGGACCGTAATATAACGTATCGCCGTCGCCAACTCCTACAGTTTGTTGTGTAATTGATCCAGACTCTCTGTATCTCAAAGCACGCCAAGTACTACCCTGGTATACTTCGATATCCAATGACGTTGTATTATAACGTATCATACCGTTAACTGGTACAGATGGTCTAGTGCCGTCTGGGCCGCTTGGTAATGTTAAATTGTTTTGGCTACCCATTACAATTGCATCGTTCGTATCAACATACAGCGTATTGTCATACACTGCTCTGCGATTAAAAGTTTGTCTTCTTAAGAATCTCATTATACTGTCAATGTGCTGATGGCCATTACCAGCGTACTTGCTACGCTTGATTTAGCATACAACATATCTCCGTTTGCTAAAACTAATTTTTCTTGATCTAAACTAAGTGTTTCGCCTGCTGTAATAGGGACTGCATTAACAATTAGATGATTTGCAGTCAACGTTACTCCTGATGGTACTGCATACAAAGATAAGTTTGCAGTATTTGCTGTTGGGTTAGCCGGATTAAATTCGTATAAATTACAAATAATCATACTGGTAATTGCATTGCTGCCACTGCTAGTGTAAACCGGACTTACCGGTAATCCTGCGGTGTATGCAATTGGGGTTGATGTCAATGCCATGTTCTTTCCTTATAGTAAAATGCTCAATAAAACTGCTCTGCTTCTAGATACTAGTTCGTCTGAGATATTTACATTTTTAAAAAATAGTCCAGAGTTTCCTGGCCCCACTGTTGCTGTGGAATATAATTTTGTTACGCCTGATACAACAGATGGGCTCAAACCTTGATCCGACAAGTTTAACACCGCATCGATTTTAACGTTATTGTTAATTGCAGTTAACACTAAACTATTTGCTGACGTGTTAGTAATAGTATCTAAAAACAAGTTAATGTTGTTAACACTAACACCTACCGGGCTAATTGTTGCTCTAATTTGTTGTCCAACAAAGAATTGTATGTTAGTTTGAAATGCCTGTACTTTACTATCTTCAGATCCAAAAGTTGCGCCCGGAGGAAAATACATACGGTCAACAGTAGCAACACCGTTTTGAGCTGTTACATAATTGGTAATAGTTTTCCAGGTTGGAATATCGTCATCGTTAACTACACGCTGATAATAATTTGTACTATTGGCAATACTTAACACACCCTGACTTGCCTGCATGTCAAATACTAGATTGCTTGCACCATCGTTTACGATAGTAGCTACTTGTATTCCAGATTTTTTACCGTCGTTAGTTTTTAATACAAATGTTCCACCCACGTTTGTTGTGTTTGGAAAATCATAGTGATTTACATTTTCGTCGAATAAAAACTGGCTGGCTGGAAGATTACCCCGACTAATTTGCACACCTGATTGGCCGTTAATTGGTGCTGTGGGCGTAATACCAGCACCAGTTTGATTCTTGTTCAATACAATAATGTTATCTTCAATAGCTAAATTAGTTGTATTGACAGTTGTTGTTTCACCTTGTACTACCAAGTCACCCGTGACAATTACAGTGCCAACATCGACACCGGTATCTAAAGTTATAGTTCCGCCGCTTGCGGTTTGTAATCTATAATTACTTTGACTGACTTTTAGTACTCTTGACATTCTATATCCTTATAGTTAGGGGACCTAAGTCCCCAGGCCTAATTAACCGTTTTGAATAGTTACTGTAGTATTGGCTACAGCCGCGCCAAAAGTCCATTTAGCAGTTGTACCGCTGGCAAATTGTGTACCAATAGTGCCGCCTGCGGCATTTGGAACTAGTACCACTAAACGGCTTGTTAGTTTAGCGACCAAGTAGTTTTTGCCCTCGCTGTCAGTAGCTTTGATTGACATTTCGCCTGCGGCGCTGGCAAGACCGGTTGTTTTTAATTTGCAAATGCCGGTACCTTCAACATTCTTAACTTTGTAACGGCGAGTACTAACTTGTTTAATAATGTCGCCAGTTGAAAAGCCAGTGCCGCCAGGAATATATACTCTAGCAATAATTGCATTTTCTTGATTAGTTGAACTACCTACTGAGCCGGTGTCAGTTGTTAACACTGCTGTAGCAGTACCAGTAGTAACTTCAGCACCAGCGTCACTGTCAGCAATAGTCACTCCAGGAACTCCGGTGTAACCAGAACCGTTGTCAGTCATCACAATAGCTGTTACTGCGCCGCCAACAATAGTAGCTGTACCAGTAGCAGTTACGCCGCCGGGTAAATCTGGTGTGCCAAAAGTTACAGTGGTTGTAGCTAAAGTGAAACCGCTGAACTCGCCAGCAATAGTAACGCTAGCAACGCCTTGACCACCAATGCCATTATCAGTTGCTGTGCTTGTGGAACCAACGTTGCGGTTACCAAAATATTTTTTATTTAAAGGACGTCCCATTTTGTTTTCTCCTTGTAGAAAAACAGCGTTCTAGGCTGTACGCGGTTGGATTTCCGCATAAAATTCACACCATGTGAATCATTACTATGTATTTAGCCGAGAATAAAAAAGGACCCGAAGGTCCTTTTTTAATATTGCTTTTAACTTTAATTTCAGATTAACTGAATTTAACGTTACCACTAGTAATAGCAACGCGACCTAAGTAGTCAGCGGCATTACCTAGCGAGCTTGCTGTATTTGACAACTCAACATAACCATAACGTGTCATGAATGATACGACTGGTTCGAATGTTGATGGGTCTAAAACAACACCACTGCTCATCAATGGAATGTATGGGCAATAGAATGCAGGAGCATCAGACTCTGAACCGCCTTTGTAGCCGATTAGAACGTCTGTTGAATCTTGTGCATAGCTGTTTACATATACTTTCATTGCATTGTTCAATGTACCAACAAACTTGGTGTTTGTAGGTGCTTCGAATGTACCTTCTGTTGTACGAGCAAATGCGCTTGTAGTAGCAGACTGTAGAATTGTCAATGCAAATGGGCTAACAACTGCATAGTTACCAGCGCCACGACGTGTACGCTGAGCAATCAAGTTAGCAACACGGTTGATTTGAACTGCCAATGCGGCATGCTCGTCACCAACGAATGTAGCTGTACCAGATACAGCGGCTTGGTCGTAAGTTTGTGAAGCTGAACCAGCTAAAGAGATTAGAGATGCAATGATCTCTTGGTCAATTTCAGCTGTAATTTCTTGTGCAAGAGCGGCCATGATTTCTGCTTCAACGTCAATGCCTTGTTGGGCTTGTGCGTCTTGAGCGGCTTCAAACGTCCAGCGAGCAGACAATTTACGTGTCTTAGCTTCAACTGTCTGTTTCAAGATTTGAATGGACATGCGCTTACCTGCTTGACCTTCAAGAGTCGCTGTGCTAGCGGCTTTGGCAGTAGAACTGTCATTACCTGAATAAGCAGCCGCAATCTTGAATGGGCTCAATGCCTCTTCACCAGCTACTACAGAGTCAGCTGTTGCATTGTCTGCATAGCGTACACGTAGAGTGTGAATTTGGCCAACTGGGCCAGTCATTGGTTGTACACCAACTAACTCGTTAGCAATAACGGTTGGCATAACACGACGAATCACCGGTAAAATTACGCGGTTTAATGTTGCAACGTTGCCGGCAGAAGTGGCACCAGCTGATGGGCTTTCTAGCAAATACTTACGAGTATTTTCAAGTGTTACACCCATTACTGATTTTTTTGTGCCTTGTAAGCCTTCTAATAGGGCTTCTTTAGTTTCTGCCCAACGTCCGTTTAGTAGTTCTGACATTTAAATTCTCCTTAAATTTTAAGTCCAGCAAGTCTGCGAATATCAATAATGTTATTGTTTTCGATCTCACTGCTACGGTTGGTGTTGGAAATTACTTTATTTCCGGTTACTTCTTTAGCCTCTACTAGTGCCTGTTTCTTCTGCGGAGCCTTACCATTCAATACTGATGGCAAATACTTTTCAAAACTTTCGTTTAGACGTTCTGTTTTCACAGTCTCCATTAGTTCACCCATGATTGACTTTTGTTCCGTGTTTAGCGGTGACAATAGTTCACTCATGATTGCTTTTCTTTCTTGAGCTTCTTTCAAAGCACGTACTTCTGCTGTTTTACTTTCTATTATTTTTTCAGCTTGCACAACCGCGTTAGCGGCTTCTTGCATTGCTAAATCTTTCATGTCTATGACTTTGAGTAATTTTGCAGTTTCTGATTTGTCATTTAGGTAACTCGCTTGGTATTCAGAAGCAAAAGCTTCGAATAACTTACGACCGAAGTCTTGACGACGAGCGGCTTCAATGTCTTCTTTCAATGAAGTAATTTCAGAACGTAGTCCTGTAGTTACAACACCTTCGACCATTGCGGCTGCACGTTGAACAAATGCTTCTTTTACTTTCTTGATTTCTTGACGACCTTCGCGAACTAAACGTACTTTAGTGTCAGCGAGATCTCTTTTATCTTTGTAAAATTCTGTAATTTCTTGAGCAAGAGCTTCAACTACGAAATTTTCTAATTTACCAAATTTACTTGCCATTACAACTTGATCTTCGTGTAGTTCACGAACTTCACTTGATAGTTGACGTGTAACGAATTCCTTCATTACTTGACTGTCAGCTTTCATTTTCTTAGCATACTTGACTTTCATCTCTGCTAGTTGCTTACGGTCATCGGCAAACTCAACAAGTTCAACAGCTAGTTGTTCAGAGATCATGCGATCTACTGCTTCAACCATTGCTGACTTATCGTGTTCGTATTTTTGTGCAAATTCTTCGCGTAATTGTTGAGCGACCTGTGTACGAGCTTCGTTTACACGACTCTCGAAAGCCACTTCAATAGACTCTTTGATCTCTTGTGAAATCACGTTGTTTTCAAATAAACTTTTTAGCGCATCCAACATGTGATTCTCCTTATTATTGGAGTTTGTTTATTATTGATAATAAACTCTCTTTGAGATATTTCTGTGCTTTAGGATCACCTTTCACCTCTTGCGCTATGCGTAAGGCATTTAATCCTCCTCGACTATTAATCAAGTGTTCATAAATTGGTGTAGGATATGCTCCTGGAGCACTAGGTTGAGCTACCATATCTACTGTGATAATCTCAAAATCTGATACTTCACCGGAACCGTCATCTTTGACGTTTCCAGATCCGCGTGAACTGACACCCAACTTGACTCCTGACTCTAACATAGTACGAATCAATTGTCCCATTGGGGTTGGTAAAATTTTCAATTTACCATAACCATTAGGACCGTCCATCCACATATTTGTTATCATGTGTGATACACGGTCCAGGTTAATTTTTAGATCATCTGGATGATCCACTTCTCCGAGTACTGAATAACCGTTCTGAATCTGATCGTTTAGGGTTTTGACAGCCTTGCCAATCTCATTCACAGGGTAAACACGCTGGTTAGCGTTACGAATACCGCCCTGGATGCAAATCCCAGACATGTATAAGTTTTTCCCATCTTTGTCATCAGACTCAACGATCATTTTTGCTTCGTTGAAACTGAGATTCTCTCGGAGATATAACATATTTTTCAATGTATTCTTCTATTACTTAGCGCGGCTTTTTAAACCGTTGATAGGGCTACCTGCGCTCTTATCACCGTTGTCGCCTGAGCCTTTTCTTTCTGCACCATGGCCAGGTTCCTTCTTCTTGAACGCTGTCTTACCTGCGTTGCCGCCTGGTACATTAACGTTGCCAAAGTTTTCTTCTTTAGTACTTGGGTTTAACAATCCGCCCTTTGTACCGCCG